GTTGGAAGCTGATAAGATACCAAGCATCAAGACTGAGACCGATAAGATTCAAGGGGCTTGTCTTGATGTAGCTGGTATTAAGTCTATGACTGCATTCATTAAAAAAATTGAGGGTGGGAAGTGGCAAGTCCTCGACGATGAGATGGTTTTCTATGATGAAGATAATGTTACGGTAGTGGCAAGATTTGATATCACTAAAGACGCTGAGGGCAATCCAATCATGAGGACCAGATTATGAAGAGTTTAATACTGCGTGGATATGGGCATTTCAATTGTATGGCCCTCCGGGGCTATGGAGGAAAACAGCTAGCAAAAATTCGAGCTGAAATTATTAGGCTGACAACTGCCATCGTGAGAACTATTAGCAGAGCATCACAGAAAACTGACGAGATATAGAATGACGAAAACAGCGATTTGTAAGACCATTTCAAAACCTTCGCTGAGGCTCACTCTGCTTCAGCTCAAGGTGGGAGGTGTGCGGACGACTATTATATCAAAAGTTTGTCCAAATCCATTTGTGCTGTCCTTCTTGACAAGGTTGCAAACTGAGGAGGTATTACTGTGAGTGACGTAAAACCTTATGCTGGTGATATTGGTACAATTATTGAACTTGACTGTCAGGAGACAATCACCGGAGCCACAGGTCTCAAGATGTACTGTAAGAAGCCAAAAGCGTCAGACCCAACTGCTCAGGAACTGAAGGAGTGGACGACGGGTGTAGCCATCTATGGCACAACGAAGCTACGCTACGCTATTGTGAGCGGAGACTTTGATGTTGGTGGAAGATATCAAGTTCAGGCGTATCTAGAACTCGGCGGGTGGAAGGGTCGGACAGATATTGTTGAGTTTATTGTCTACGATAAATTAGTATAAATAGAAATTTTCTCTACCCAGAAGGAGGTGAGAGGAGATGCGACGTGTTCATGCTGGGATATAATTCAACATTTACGGGACAAACCTTTTATGACAAGCGTGGCAATCCGCTGCGGGTCCCTCCCCACTATGCGATCGATCTGAGTCTGTTCAGTCGACCTCCAGCTCTCCTAAAACTCATCAAAAGTTTTGTGCGTGACATTGGGGACAGTGTGGCAGAGAGACGCTTTGATGTGCAGCGCACATTCAGTCTGGGCGACGTGCTGATGCTCGTGCCTGTGGTGCGAGAGCTGGAACGGCTGGGTTATGATGTCCACTACCAGACCGATGCCCGTTATGTTCCGCTGCTGCGAGCGCTCGACATCCGGACAGCAGCGTTAGATCGTTTGGACGTGTACGCTGTAATGCTCGATTGGACTGTGGAGCGTGATCATCTGGAGCCGCTGCTGCGCGATATGCATCGCTGTGAGATATTTGCACGATCTATTGGACTGACACAAATGCCAGACCGCTGGAACTGGGACTGTAGTTTGTCACATTTCTCTGAGATGAAGGACGACTGGGCTACCGAGGGCGATTACATTGTGTTCCAGGGCAGCGGAGCAGCGCAGCAACGTGGCCTCACAGCAGACACCGTACAGTGGCTGCTGGAGGCATTCACTGTGGAAGGCATCAGAGTGCTCTACATCGGTGAACCGCTGCCAGAGTTAGTGGTTGACAAGAAGTTGGTACGCCTCCAATTCACGACCAGCACTCTGCTAGAACTGTTCAGCTGGATTGGTGGAGCACGTTGTGTGGTTACGATGGACAGTTCACCGCTCTGGGTGAGTCATTTCACCAAGACTCCCGTCATCGCTGTGCTGGGCCCAAGTCGTTCTGCCCAGCGCATAGGAGAGCATCCGCTGTATCCTGAGGGAGCTGTAGCTATAGAGCTGAATCGTGAGTTGAAGTGTGAACCATGCTTTGAAGTGGCAGAGGAGTGTGGGAGGAAGTTTGATTGTCTGAAAGGAATCAATCCTGAGCGTCTGTATGAGCTAATCAGGCCTCATGTGATGCGATATTTGACGAGACAGGAAGAAGCGTGTGATGCGGGAGAGCTCGGGGGATGAGCATCTGGCCCATAACCAGAAGGTCGACAGTTCGATTCTGTCTCCCGCTACCGAGGTGACATAATGTTGATAAAGATGCTTAGAACGCTGAAATTATTTGAATGGGGAATTAATTCTCGTTCCGAGTCGGTGATGGTGTTTGGGGCAGCTGGTCGTCCGTTTAAAGTGAATCCTTCTGCTATTATTGATACGACAGGTGTTTTGTCTGCCGAGGGAGCGCTGGATGCTGTGCAGAGCGTGATGGAAGAGGCTGAGCGTCGCAGTGAGAAGACCTTCTATCTCCAGCGCGAGTCGCCAGCGCTAGGTGATATTCTGATGCTCGTGCCTGTGGTGAGATATCTTGCTACGCTTGGGTTCAATACCTATGTGCGTACGTGGAGCAAGTTTGTAGAACTGCTGAAGACATTTGGTGTGTATGGTGAAGTGTGGCAGGAAGAGACGTCGCGTCTTGGGTTGCTCACTGACGGTATTGTGGAGCGTGACCATTGGGACAAACACATTGGTTCTACTGGGCGCATCGAACTGCTGATGCAGGCTGTGGGGCTGGAAAACATTCCTACACACGTTGACTGGTCCTATGATGCTGTGTCGCTACCTGATGTGCGCTTTGCTACGCGCTGGGTCGTGGTACAGGCGGTGGGTGCCAGCCCACAACGCAGTCTTGCTCCGGCCACAGCTCAGGCTCTCATTAAACTCATGAACAAAGATGCTATCAATGCTGTTGTCATTGGTGAGGACAAACAGTTGAGTGTGAATGGTGCCCAGAACCTGCTGCGGTATCGTCAAGATTCGCTGGTGGATCTGATGGCGTGGATTGCTGGTGCTGCTGCTGTCATCACCACCGACAGTGCGCCTCTGTGGTTTGCTCACTTTACCAAGACTCCGACATTCCTGCTGCTAGGCACGAGTGATGCTGAGCGTCGTCTGTCACTTCATCCTGATCCCAGCCTGGTCACTTCTGTGGAGCTGTATAAAATGGTTGGATGTGAGCGGAGTTGCCATGAACAGCCTAAGCGCTGCGGGTGGCGTTACGACTGTATGCGTCAACCCACAGCCGAGCAGATCTACGAGGCTATTCGTCCAGAGCTGTTGTATCGCTGGCACGACGCTCTGAAGAAATGTCGTGTGATGATGAAAGTAGCAGCAGCACCGAGCACTCTGCCCAAACCTATCGCGGATATTTTTTGCACCGGTCCTCGTCTCCGCGATGATGTGGGTGGACAGACATGGTACGATGAGTTCCACAATCCTGTCAACGTCAAACCAGGAGCACCCATACCGAGCTGGGTGATAGAGAAGCACAACGTCTCGCCTGAGCTGATTCATCCTGACTCACTGAGACTGGAGGGAGCGTTTGACTTCGCAGCACGACATAAGGGTCATTTTACTGTCGCCATTACGCGCGACATGAATGGGCGAGGTGATGTGCTGATGGCGGCGGTAATTGCCAAGGCGTTGAAGGACAAGTATGGTGATGCAGTGGCGGTGTGGATGGCTGTCAAGCCAGGTCATGAGCGTCTTCTTCAAGGCAACCCATGGGTGGAGAAAATTTATAGTTCTGAGTCACAGATGCATCTGGAAAATCCAGATGTTAAAATGAATGTCAATGACCTAGAATTCCGAGCTGAGTTGAAGGCGTATGAGAGTGAGGGAAGGGTGATGAAGAACCGCACAACCCTCTATTTGGAGGGTATGGGTTTGAGTCTGGTCAATAAGACTCCGCTCTATGTCGTGACAGAGGAGGAGCGCCATTGGGCTGTAGAGACTCTTCTTGCCATGGGGTATGACTTGAGCAAGCCTATCATCGGTCTCCAATACAGGGGCAGCAACATTACACGCACCTATCCACATATGGACGATGTGGAGATTAAACTGACTCGCTCCGGATTCCAGACATTTTGTCTAGATGGTCAGAGTGCTGGTCGCTATGATTATGATCTAGCCCAGATCGGGGCACTAGTGGAACAAATGGCCGTGGTGGTGACGCCGAACAGCTTCTTTTATCATTTGGCAGGAGCGATGAAGCGGCGAGCTGTTGTGCTGTTCGGCAGTGAGACGGGCGAACTCTGGACTGAGGATTACGAAAAGGCCACACCTCTGCAAATCGCTTGTCCCAGCAAAAAGCCGCGCTGCTGGTGGGAGTTGACTTGTTTGCCAGGCACAACGCTGCGCCAGAAGGAGCAGACTCACACACCAGCCTGTCTGGAACAGATACCAGCAGGACGTGTGGTTGAGGAGGTAGAGCGTCATTTGCTGGCGCCACGTCGCATCTTGGTGGTGGTGCTGACGTGGAACCTATTGGAACTCACCAAGAAGACGATTGATTCGGTGCGGTCGTTTCACAACTATGATCTGCTGGTGCTGGACAATGGCAGCACCGACGGTACGATTGAGTGGCTAAAGGACCAGCACATTGCCTACGCCAGCCAGCCGTGTACGGTGCCTGAGGCCTGGAACGCCGGCATGCGTCAAGCCCTGAAGGGAGACTATGATTATGCGTTGCTCTGCAACAACGATATTATTCTCTCTCCGACCTATATAGATATAGTTATTGAGGTGGCTGAGCGTCGAGCATTGTGGGCTGTGACGGGAGCAGTTTTCAATCGCAACGAGAGCACGCTGGACAAATTTGTCTATCAGACTCAGAACGTTGAGCAGACGTTGTTTGCCATAGGTAGTGGTGACTATTCAGCTGTGCTGCTGAGTAAGGAATGTATGAAGAATATAGGGGCATTTGATGGACGGTTCAGTCCTCGCTACCAATCAGATGAAGATCATGCGCTTCGTCTCAGGTTGCTGGGGCATTCTATGCTCAAGACATTCAAGACGACCTTCTATCACATGTCAGGAGCGGTAATGCTGGCTAGTCCTGAGACATCACTTCAATATGACGCCGAGTGGAAAGCTAACGTTGAACTGTTCAAACAGAAATGGCATGTAGATCCTTATGCGGAGCGCTCTCTTTGCAGCAATGATGCCGAAATGAAGAAGCGCAATTGTGATTGGAGAGATAAGATATCGATCTCGTTGAAGGAGAAAGAACACGATGGATCTTGATGCTGTTGTAAAATACACCCGACAAGTTCGCACCATGAACGATGGACTCTATTCGCTGGGCAGCTGTCAGGACGACTACTCAGGTACGATGGATGGTCAGATGTTCAGGGTGATTATCGATCCTGAGATGAAGGCCTGCTATCAACGCTTGTTCAGCGACACAGCGTTGATGGGTCGTTTGTTTGCTGCAGGGTTGATACGTACAGAACTGCTGGGTACCAGCAGCGAGGGCTATATGGTGCTGCGACATGAGCGGTTTCGTCACCAATCCTTCTTCTATGAGTGGACCTATAGGCAAATTAAGGACGTGGTGATGATGGTGTTAGCGTTACAAAAGACGCTCCATGGCGTTGGGTGTTACCTCATCGATCCTAACACCTACAACACTACGCTCGACATGACGAGACCGTTGTACTTTGACTTCGCATCAATCAGACCAGGCATTTGTCCTCCATATAGTTGGTTGCGTTCGTTCTGGATGGGAGGCAATATCATGCAGGGCTGGCGCGATAAGCTTCATATCAGCTTTGCCGAGATGCAAAATGTGCTAGGACGATCAGCTCTGGAGACTTATGATGCTCAGATCCACTATGTGGCTGAGTTGCAGCACGAGTATGGGCGCTCGGAGTGGACGCTGTATGACAAACGGGCCTTTCACTATGATGATGCTAGCACCTGGCAAGCCAAACACAGCTCTGTCCGAGCGCTGATGGCTTTGCTGCCGACGGTGCCAGAGAGCGTGACAGATCTGGGCTGTAACACAGGCGATTATTGTCACATGATGCTGAGGCTGGGAGTGACAAGGGTCTGTGGCATTGATATTGATGAGTCAGCTGTGTCGGAGTTGTATCGTCGATCCAAGGCCAACGATCTACCCATCACAGCTGTATTAGGTGACTTTTATTTGTCTTACAACCACTTCTGTGGCGGCACACGCAACGTTCACACGATGGGTGATCCTCGCATGGATCGCTATAGAGCACAGAATCGTTTTGCTTCTGATCTGGTGCTGATGGTGAGTATGATACATCATCTTTGTTACTGGAGAAGCATCGGTATGGCTGAGTTAGCACAGGTGCTGGCGGGCTATGTGCGGCGATGGCTAATTATTGAATGGATACCTTTCACAGATGCTCATTTGGAAGGATCAACAAATCACTTTGGTGATGACCGGTCATCCTATACTGAGGAAAACTTTTTAACAGTCATGAAGACATTCTTCCCACGACCCCACACAGTGCTGCTTTCATCACCAACAGGTCGGAAAATGTATTTGTTCGAAAAGGGGTGAAAATGGCCCAAGGTACAAAAAGCTCACTTTCAACGCCCAGGTGGCCCATCCCCTGGGCGAAATGGGCACCTTGGACTCCCTGCACAGTGAAAACAGGGTCATATTGGGTAGTACAAGGAAGAAAAGCAGGTTTCTTGTGTGTGTGTGTGGAATAATAAGAGATGAGTGAAAAGAGTTATGGCACCAGGATCGATGAGCATAATCTTGGTGAGTTTGGTGTGGTGAGATATGCACAATGGCTTCATCCGGATTTTCTTGCCGAATGGGAAGCAACTAAGTCTGTATGGCTGTTTACAGAAGCTCACATTAAGGCGCTGCGAGCGTTTATCCGGCCAGGAGACACTGTGATAGATGTTGGAGCTATGGTAGGATACATAATGATACCTATGATGCTGGCGGCGTCTCCGGGTGGGACCGTACTTGCATTTGAACCTAATCCTGAGTCATTCAAGGTGCTTCAAGAAAATGCTCTTCTCAATCAGCATCGCTCCAGTATCAAGAGTTTTAATAAGGCATTGACTGAGCAGGATGGGACATTTACTTTTCATTACAACGACAACCGACAATGCAACGGAGGGTTTGTCGAATTCAGCAGTCGTGGTATAGGTGCAGCAGGATGCACATATCCTGTAAAGGTTGAGGGAGTTCAACTGAAGCATTTTCTAGAGAAAGAGAAATTGAAACTGGAGAAAGTCTCCTTCATTAAGATCGATACGGAGGGCTATGATAGGAAGGTTCTGCAGTCGATTGACTGGCTTATTGCTGAGTTCAAACCAGTACTGCGAGTGGAATATTTTCCATATCTGAACATGTGGGAGAAAAAGGAACTCTATGACACACTACGATTTCTGGGCTATGGGATTTATTGGGAAAGCCGAGAGGTGAAATATACTATAGGCGAGAAGATTGAAAGCCTGGATGCGTTTCTTGCCAGAGACTTTGTCTGTGATATGCTGTGCTTTTATGAGAAGAAAGAGACTACGCTGTGGGTATACGAATGATCTATGCAGGTATGATCGCATTCAACGAGGAATATCTCATCGGAGCTGCTCTTCATAGCATCGTCAAACATGTGGATAAAGTGGTGGTGATCGATGGATCGCCTTGGGGAGCATCAACCGATCGCACAGTGGAGATCGCTCGCTCTTTTGACAATGTTGTGGTGGTCAGTGGCACATGGCCCGACGAGCATCGTCAACGTCAGGCCTATCTAGACCAAATGGACAAGCATCACGACAACTGGTGTATCAAGGTTGATGCCGATGAGGTGTGGTGTGAGGATCAGATTGTTCGTCTTCTTCGGCATATGCGCAGCACGAGCAGCATGCTTCTGCGCTATCACAGTTATGAATTTTGGAAGACAGGTCGTCTGCTCCTGTCGGGTGATTTGTATGATGAACCCAATGTGCTGGGAACTTGGAGGCTGACACCAGGAGTTTATCATCCTTCCTACCATCAGGTTGGCTCAACCTATTGGCCTATGTTATGGACAGATTGTGATCTTCCATTCATGACTGTACTGAAAGATGTTGTATTCCACCATTACGGTCATGCTCAGAGCGAGGAGCGTGTCCGGGAGAAACATTTGCGAGCATTGCGGCTGGGATTGAAGATACGCTATGGCTATCTGCCATGGGAAGAGGAGCGTTACTTGCGCGAGCGATGGGCGGTGTACTGGAATCCTCCTCCTAGCCTATTGAAAAATATATTACCATTCACAGGTGTTCATCCTCCAGAGGTGGTGGGGCTGATTGAAGGAGCAAGTTGATGAGACAAGGTCCTCTGCCAAAGACGGGTGCTCAGTATTTGGAAGAGTGTGTGCCGAAGGTGTTTGACTGCCATACCGTACTCTACATAGGTGCCACAGCTAGGCGTCAGCTGCTGGTGTCCGAGTTCAGGGCGCACGGTGCGATCGTCGATCTCCTTGAGATCTGGCAGAAGAATATTGAAGATCTGATTTGCGCAGCTCAACATGACCTTGCAGCAGACATTTTTCGTTACATGTGGTTGGGTGATGTGAGGAACCTTAGATGCATCGTTGATCCCAACATGTGGTGGAGCCATTATGATGTAATTTGCTGGTGGCATGGACCAGAACATATAGAGCAAAGAGAGTTATCTTCTGTGCTGGATGCAATGGCTGACTTGGCAGACAAGAAGGCAGTATGTGCGTGTCCTTGGGGCAAATTCTCACAAGGTGCTGTGGAGGGCAACATCTATGAGCGGCACCTTTCGGAGTTGGGGCCAGAAGATTTCATCGAGAGAGGATGGAATGCTCGAGGTTTTGGTGAGCGTGATGACCCCTGGAGCTATGTGATTGCTTGGAAGGCTGGATGGAAGGAGCGAGCCTATGGATCTCAGTAACTTTAAGATCATAATCAGCAAAACTCTTCAGGTTGTAGAAACGGATTTTTGCAATAATATTTTAATGAAGGATAGTGTAAGAAAACGTCTATTTGGATTAGGAGAAAAGTAAGTTGATTCAGGTTCTGTCCAAAACTCGAGATCGCTTAACCGTAAGTGTGTACGGACAGGGCATGGTTCGATGTGGCAATGCGGCCAGCGCTCGGCAACGGGCGAAAGTTGTCACATTGATGTCTATATTTGAACGAGGTAAGAGATGAGTTCTTTGATGATAACGCCTGCTAAATTGTTTTCAGAACTGTGCATCGTTCACCTCAAACTCTATCATCAGATGATCTTGGCTTATGATCCTGAGGTCTCTGATGAGGAAGTTGGTCAGGTCAAAAAGATAATCTGTAAGTTGAACACTCGTCGCACCAATTTGGAAAATGAGATTGATGCAAATTTTAAGAGTTGGCTGGCTGGTCAGGACTTGTATCCCTTTGATCCTGTGTTCAAGGATTATTCTTCGAGAAAGAAATGAACAGACTGAAGGTTCACGAAGTCAGAGTGGTCAATACTCGCGATATTGACATCTGTGTCCGAGATGCTTTTGGTAAAACACACATTCTGTTCCCACACGCTGAGAAGGTTATCTCGACTATCGTCGAGACTACGTGTAGGCGCTCGCCCGTATCTGATGGACCTAAACAGGAGAAATAAATGGCTTACATAGAATCAGATTTGATAGCAGCTGTTCGGGCTGGGTGCGGGAAAGTCGCTGGTGCCATCGAGTTGGCTGATGCCGACATCCAGCGAGAGGAGGCCTTCATCCTCAACCGTATTGCTGAAACGATTCCTGTAAAGACCTTGCGATATATTACCAGTACAGCCTATGTGAGTGACTATGACGTCAACGTCGCTACGGTCAATGTGCGCAAGGTTTTCCAATGGGACAGCGTAGATAACGATCTGATGGTATTGGGTGGCTATAAGGCTGATGAGGTTGACCGTGATGAACTCTACAATTTCCCAAGTCTCTGGGCTATTGAACAGTTTCGCCGTCTGCGTGCACTGCCCAAACTGCGTTCTGAATTTCATCCCATTTCGCGCAAACTTCGTATCATTCCTACGCCGACCCAGACAGGCGACAGATACTATTACATTTCTATTGAGCATGCTGCTTGGACGATGGCGACCCTTCCCAGCGAATTTAAGGAGGTGCTAACGACTGGTGTGGTGTGGAAGTGTTTTGAGATCATCATACTTAAGCGCTCGACTCTAGGAGGAATACTGAGGGATGGCGGATTTACAGAATTTCCGGCCATAAGTATGAAGGGCTATGTGGAGACTAAAAAGAATGACTTTTTGGAGTTACTAAATAGGAAAGCAATGATTTATTGCATGTGAAAGACGATGACTTGGAATCCGAGCGCTCTTGGCAATGAAACTCAGCAGGATCTGGATGCTGGTCTACTTAAACTTAGTGTCGCTTGGAATGTCGAGAAATTTGAAAGCAAACTGGGAAATCTAGCCAATATCGTTATTCCACATATGGGTGTGTTTATGGAAGAAATCGCAAAAAAAGCTTTTGCTAAGGTCATCTCCAGTACCCCCAAAGAAAAGAAAGGTCACACCAGTATTCGTGACCTGTGGCAAATGCTGTACACACGCGGTGAGACGATACAAGAATATATTATCAATAATCTCTATCCACAAGGAGAAGTCCTGTGGTTTATGGAAGAGGGCACTCGTCCTCACATCATCAAGGCGAAGAAGCCAGGTGGTTGGTTGCGCTGGGAGGACGAGGATACAGGCGAGGAAGTGTTTGCTAAGGTGGTTAAACACCCAGGGACGAAAGCTTACAGAATGATCAGAAAAGCCAGAGAGCTGGCTGAGCCGCTGATAGAAGAATATATCGCGAAAACTTTTCAGCAGGTTAAAGATATGGGGTCGTACTGATGAGTTACTATGGCCGCGGAACAGAGCAAGAAATTCTCCAGGATCTGTATAATAAAATCAATGCGATTACAGGAATCAAATTCGTTGATTTTCAAAGGATTGCCACCTCAGGTGTGGATCCTGACAGATATCCGGGTTGTTTTATAAATTCTGTGAGGACTGACAAACAGCAGCTTCTGAAGGATATTGTACGCAATACGCTGGCAGTAGCGATTGTTGGCTGGATCTGGGCAACTGAGGCGCAAGATCTCATTACTGAACTTAACTTGTTTATCAATAGTATTAAGACAGCAGTTATGCTGGATCCCACAAGGGGCAGCAAAGCTCTTAGCACAATAATTAGAAGCGAAACGCATGATGGGGGCTCAAGACATCCTCAAGCCCAGTTTGTTATGATACTTGACATCGTCTATTATGGCTATGATTGAGGAATATGATGAAGCACCGCTGTAAGATATGTGGAAGAGATACCAGAAGAGGCAGCAAGGAAAGTCTGTGCTACAGTTGTATCGCAAATAAGCGTTGGGCGAAACTAGGAGAATGTGAGAAGCAGAGCGAAAGAATGACGAAAATGTGGAGTAGACATCCTGAGATTCGCAAAAGGTTTCGTATCAGGTTTGGTGGCGAGAATAATCCTATGTCTGGGAAGAAGCGTGAGGATTTAGCTGAGTATAACAGAAGACACAGACGTTTTGGCAAGGACAATCCCATGTTTGGCAAGCAGCATACAGAGAAGACATGCAAGAAGATGGCTGCAGCTCATAGTGCATATTTGGAGAAGCACTCTGGTCCTAATCATCCCATGTTTGGTCGGCGTCATACCGAGGTCTCCAGGAAAAAGATGAGTGAGCACAATGCCATGAAGAATCGTCCAGAGGTGAGGGCCAAGGTGAGTGGTCCGAATGCCAGCAATTGGCTAGGCGGAATAAGTTTTGAGCCATACAGCACAGATTGGAAGGGATCGCTCATAAGGCTAGTTCTCGAGCGTGACGGTCACCGCTGCCAAATCTGCAGCGGTCGCGAGAATGAAAGAAAACTCTCTGTTCATCACATCGATTATAATAAAAAGAATTGTTCTCCAAACAATCTGATAACTCTGTGCAATTCTGCGAACGACTGCCACAATGTAACCAATCACAATAGATCTTACTGGCCAGATTTCTTTAAGTGGCTAAAGGGCCAAAAAGAAGCCGACATCGCACAAGGCGTGCAGGGAGGCTGGTAATGCAGCTGAACAGACGCGACCTATTGTCCCAACTAGCGACGACGTTGGTCACCACCTCTGGCGTGACTACAGTTGTTCGCTGTTATGAGGAGCTGGACATGCTAAATTACACAGAGGCGCAGCTTCCCTTGATAGAGATCCTGGAGCCGGCAGAAAATGTGGGGCAGCAGCTGGTCAGCCGACGTCAGATGATTGCTGTACGAGCTGAGTTGAAGGTGCACTTTGTGAGTTGGGCTGAGACTCCTACATCTACTTATGAGACACTAATGAAAAACATTAGAAATAAAATCGCTGAGAGTTTTACGCTTAATCAGAAAGCGACCGGCGTCTGGGTAACGAGCATTGGACCTATTCAAGGAGTGTTACCGGTGTATTGGTTTATGATGGGACTGGTGACGAAATATTACCTGGACGAGCAGGATACATAATAGGAGGATACATGGCAGACTACAGATATCAGAAACAGTGGACAAAGGCTGCTGAAACATTGACAGAGCTAGATCAGAAAGTGTTAGAGGTTGCTAAAAAGGAGGTGAAAGTTATTGAAAAGAAGTTGATGAAAACTGTTGAGAAGAAGGTGGTGGGGTACAAGTATTTTGTAGTGTATAATGGACCTCATCTGCATCTGTCTATTTCTCCCGACATTGGTCGAGTAGAAAGAGGAATAACTTATCAAGTCTCTTTAGAGCTTTATAATTCTCTGAAAGGACTTGAAGGATGGTCTGCTAGAATGGGGGAAGTGACACAATGAGTTTAAGAGGAAGAGAAAAAGGTTGTGTTACTTGGAATAAAGGCTTGACACTTTGTGAAAGATGTCATAATAGAACGCATTTAAACAGACAAACTTGGACGAGATTTTTTATGGAATTAGTTGAAAAGAACAAGGATAATGACTTTGCTCTTGGATATTACAAAAACAAATCTTCTGTTACAACACAGCAGGAGATTGTTAGAGAAATAGGAGAAACAAAATGACAACTTGTGCGTTAGACTTTGCCTTTGCAAATGAAGAACAGGCATTTATAAAACTGGAAACAGCCTGTGGCACTCTCATCAAGCCGACGACAGCTGACAGGGTCTATACTGTTGGGCCGGTAGATTTTGGCTTTGAGCAGGAAGACCTTGAGGATGGCCAGATCAGGGCAAGTGCCTCAAGGGTCTCTCCGAAGAAAGGGAGAAAGAATCCTGGCGATTTTGGTTTCACAACCTATGTGAAGCCTAGCGGAACTCCTGGGACTGCTCCGGAACACGACGTTCTGTTTCAGTGTTTGATGGGCACGAAAAGCATCGATCCTGGAGTGAAAGTAACGTATTCTTTAGCCAATCAACTGGACTCGTTTTCACTATGGCTGAAGAAAGGTCACACAGCATTTGCACTGAGAGGGTGCACGATTAACTCTGCCGAGTTTAGTATTGCTGGTGAAGCGATTGCGAGTATTCGGTGGGGTGGTAATTCTATGGAGACTAAGTGGGCTGGCACGTGCGCCTCTCCTGCCAACCTTACGGGCGGCACAACGCTGATTCAGTTGGATGCTGGTGGTGCTGCACTTTTCTGTATTGGAATGTATGTGGCTGTTGGAACCGATACCAACAGTGCTGCAGGGTATGTGATTACCAATGTAAACTACAATCTGGATAGAATCACTATTGGCACACCTCTTGCTACACCTCAAGGCACAGGCGCTACGATCGCTCCTTGGCTGCCTGCTGCTAGCGCTGAAGTTGGGGAGCCAGTTCTTGGAAAGCTTGGGATGGTGACGATAGCTACTATTGATGCTATCATTAAGAGTGCCACTCTTAGCATTGCCAATAACATCAAGTATTACATTGACGAGAAGAACAACGTGCTGACTGCTGAGAGATTTGGTCGTCCGAAGATGAGGGAGATCAATGGCTCTTTGAATCTCTATTTTTTGAAGAGGGGCTTGAGCTACTTCTATCGCTCTGCTTACCAGATTGCCAATGCTCTTGTAATTCCTGCTGGGAATGTCGCTGGTTACATTATGGAGTTGAATGCCCCATACGCTGAATACAAGACTCCCAAGATCAGTGGTGATGAAGAACTTAGCCAGGATCTGGCATTCATGGCGCTTGCGAGTGGCAGTGGTAATGATGAATGCAGTGTAGTTTTCAAATGATGAGGAGCAGAAAACGGAGTTAAGTAAAGTTTTCATTGGAGGGGAGATTTCGATTTCCCCTCCTATCTTTATTTTTTAGGAGGTTCTGATGGAAAGTCAGACAAAGATGGCCCCTGCGGAGCTCGCAGGATGGATCAGGAAGGCTGGAAAGGCTCAAAGAACACTGGAATTTCAGTGTCCGTATGTGAAGGACTTTTTTGTTCAAATCACATACGCCTCTAAGTTCATCCTCACTCAGATCAGAGAGGTGGCTCGTGAGATCTGGACGAATCCAAGAACTCGAGAGCGAGAAGAGAAGATGAATGATGATAAGCTTCGCAAGGAGTATGCCAAGCAGATTATCGCAGGCTGGCGTGGTCTGACTGTTGAGAAGCTTTCAAAGTTTCTACCTGGCATTAAGATCGAAGGTGCCACTTCTAAAGACACAGAGGTTCCCTTTGAGGCCGATGTTGCTGTGGCTTTCCTGGAGGTGAGCATAGAATTCGAGAACTGGGTCGTGTCAACCGCCACCGAGGTTGAAAATTACTCTTCTGTTGCTGAGCAGAAAAAGGCAGAGTTCGAAAATTTGGCGTGACGGCGGAGTGGTTTTCTGTAGATGAAGAGAAACGTAAGAGCTGTAAGATGTGCAACGCATTCATAGATCCAAGCGCATTCCAGCAAGGACTGACAGTGTTTGTTGAAAGCGCTAATAAGTGCGATGACTGTGTAGTTGCAAAGGCTCTTCCTATTCCCGAGAACGAGATGGTGCTTTTCATCTATTCCTCTCTGCCAGCAAACTATGATGGAATGACAGGAATCAGAAAAGTTACAGCAAATGATATCTATACCACAATGAAAATGCTAGAGATTCCAGAAGAGCTATGGTGCGACTATTTTAGCAGGATATCATTTTATCACGATGTCGCCTCTCGTGCTAGTCTCAAAAGGATGGAAGCAGAACGACCAAAGAAGTAAGGACAAAATGAGGAAAGACAGACGAATATTCCAGGCTGGATTGGGCACTCTCGTCTGTCTTGACTGTTTGGGGACGAAGAAGACAGGGGACCATGAGCTGTGCAATCCTTGCTCTTCAGATAAGCGCTGGGAGTTCAGCAGGAAACGCAATGAAGAATTTGCTGATTGGTGTCGGCGTCAGCGCCATCAAGCAGGACTTAACACATATTTCTGTCTGGATTGTTTCAGTCCGAAGAAGAAGTTGGGCAGTGAACGGTGTCCTAGTTGTGGTGCGAGTTGTGCTCAGAAGAAGATTTATTTGAGACCAGAACGACATCAGAAAGCAAGAGAAGTTATGCTTGGCAAACAGAATGCACTTGGACATCGTCTCAGTGATGAGGCAAAAGCTAAGATAGGTGTTAGCAAAATTGGTAACAAAAATATGCTTGGTCATCATCACACAGAGGACAGCAAGAAGAAAAATGCAGCGTCTCACAGCACTCCTGAATATGCAGAGAAGCACTATGGACCTAATCATCATATGTTTGGTAAGCATCACAAGAAAGA